AAAGATTAACTTCATTAAAAACATTACTATTTTCAGTAAAGATGTCTTCTGATTCTGATTTTGATTCTGGTTCTATTAACATCGAAAGTATTGATTTGATAAATTTAACAAATACTCTTTATGAAAAAGCATATAGTGGAATAGAAATATGTAAATTTATTGAAAACAACTATACATTTTTTAACTTGGATCAAAACAAAAAAAATGAATTATTATTTACTTTTTATAAAATACGTAAAGAATTTAGAAATGAAAAAATATTGATTTTTTTTATATTACATTTTTTGTATTTTGATAAAGAAGTTTCTTTAGAAAACATATCCTTTTTTTAGACACGGTGGATCTTCGCTGTAATAACTTTCATTTTGCTTCGCTAAAAGTGAAAAAATGATTAGGTAAAAAGTAAATTATAAAAATATAAATATAAATAAAAATATGGATGACTTTCAAATAAGTTCTCTAAATGAATCAAAAAATGAATGGTGTTCTCGTCTAATTAATATATTCACACCTAACATTATTGACGGATTAAAATCTATATTTAATGAATCTTTAAAGTTATGCAAAGAAAACCAAGAATATGATAAATATTTAATGACATTTCAAAATTTTTTAAGTAGAATTCCAAAATGGAATCCTTCTATAATCGAAAATGAAAAACTACGTATTATAGAAAACAGTTCTTGTAAATATTTAGAAGAATTGATTACATGTATTCATATTATACAGTTAAAAACTCTAACAGCGATGAGAGTAGGGCAAAAACAAAAGAAAATTGATATAAATATACCTAAGTTGGATGATTTTATACATAAAGTTTACATAAATGTTGCTAAAAAAATATATAAAAATGTATATTTGTTTGAAATCAATATACAACCATTACAAATACAAAAAAATAATCGTGAACTAGAACTAATAGTACAAGAATGTATTTTAAATAGTGTGAGAGATAGCATACCAATTGAATCTATCTTAAAAGTGTATATGGATGAAACGATAGAAGAAGATGTTACAGAAGAAATTAAAGAAGAAATAATTTCATCCCCTGTTTTAGAAAAAGTAGAGTCAAAGTTGCTACCAAACAGAGCAACATCAGTAACAGAATATAAGCACACAGATGGATTTACAAATTCTGCTTCTAGTTCTAGTTCTAGTTCTAGTTCTAGTTCTGAAGCAGAACAAAACCATTTAGAGAAAGCCACCGAAACACAAGAAAAGTCTATATTATTTAATGATATAGATTTTGCAAAAGATGTTAATAATAATGAAATGCAAATTAATGCACCAAAAACAATTGAAAGATTAGAAGAAATAAGTCAAGAAAGAAATTTAAAACGAAAAATGGAAGAAGAAGAAGATGATGATGATGATAACGTAAAAATAAATATTTTAGACGACCAAATTAATTTAGATAACAAAGAAATAGAAGACTTAAATTATCCTGAAAACTTGATACCAGATTTATTATTGGATGATATTGAAATACTCACTTAAAATTCGGTAAAAATATTAATAAAAAAAAAGAAGACATTATAAATGCAAAATATATTTATAATATCTGCAGTTATTTCGATAATTTTTTTTATAATAAAATTTATTGAAATGAGATTTATAGAGAAGGAAAGTAAACCTTTGAAACTTTTGATTAGAGACTCTTTGTTAGTATATTTTAGTGTTTTAGCCGGTTCTTTTATTTTAAATCAATTAAAACCAATTATACATGAAGGAGGAGAGAAAGTGGGATCACCTATAGTGTTTACAGATAATCCTGATTTTTAGAAATTATCGACCAGTCCAAACTTTAATAACAGGTATAGGAGATTTTGTTACTTTTTTCATATCTTCAACATATTCATTATATGAGTATCCAAATTTCATATACTTTACGATATATCCCAATAAAGATGGTGTTTTTCTAATAGGAGGATATTCTAAATAGAATAAAGAACCCATAATTCTCTCTAAACAGCATCTATCAGATCTATTTTTTACATAATTCAAAAGATTAAATAAATTATATTTGTCTTGCAAATGTTTTAAAAAATTATAATTAATAAAAGATTGTACGCCAAAACATCCATACCATTTTTTTTTATTAATTTGCAATCCCAATCTTTCTTGACTATTTATTATATCTTGAAACATTTTAATCACATGATTATTATTTTGTAAACAACTAACTAAACGAAGACTATTATTTATATTTTCAGGAATTTCTAAATCTGTAAAATGCCAAATAGGTAGCACACACATTTTAATAAATTCAAAAGATTCAAAATTAATTCTTTTTTTGAAAAATGTACTATCATGTATTATTATTGCATTATCAAAATAATGATTTTTTAAAAAATAATAATAAGGCAATAATTCTCCGCGTTGTGGAAACTCTGAGTATACATATTCAACATTTTGATACACATAAAAAGCTTTTACAAATTCTTGAGTACTATTATCATCAACTACTATTATTTTTTTGAGTGGATAAAATTTACGAATACATTTTATACATTCATTCCAATAATTATTTGTTAACTCTGAATTGACATGCCGCGTTAATATAAATCCAAAAGTCATATTATTTTATACTAAAGTACAATAAAAAATAATATTACTTATAACGGTAGCAAAAGTAGAAAAAATGTGGTTTTCTCTATAATCTCAATAATGAGAAGGGATTTCGTCAATATTAATGATAGTTTTATTTTTGGGTATATCATTTTTTTTGATAATATAAGAACTAAATTCCTTGCGTTCTAATTGAATTTCAGGAATATGTTTATGGACGCTTCTTGCTATCATTTTATACAATTTGAAGTCAGGATATCTTTCTGTGCCGTTCGATTTATATAAAACATTCAAATTGTTATCATCTAAACACCACTCAACAACTAATTGAATATGTTTTTTGCAACTTTTCAAGTTTTTAATTTCATCTAAATCTTCAACGACGTAGTCAAAAATAGAACACGCTAAACGGCACAAATCAAAACTAAAATTCGGGTCTAGTCTTGTTTTATTTTCATTAAAATAAGGTTCTGTATTGTATTGCGTAGCAGCATCATTCCCATTTTGAAAACTATCACTACAAAATATTTTTTTATCAAACTTATAAATACTGCGTCCAAAATCTATTATTTTGTAAAGTCTACCAAATGTAGGCACTTTATAGTATTTGCTTTTATAGAGATAATAAATGAATTTTTTGTCTGTTGGAGTATACATTACATTATTTGTATGTAAGTCATTATGTGTAAATGAAAACACTTTTTGATAAGTAATTAAAATCATTATAATTTGCATAAAAGCAGATAACCATTCTTCTTCACTTAATTCATTATTCATGATTAAATAGTCAAAGGTTTCATCGCAATATTCCATACAAATGACTTGAACGGGAAATTCGGGTATTGTAACTTCAATAAATTCTTCATCTTCATCTTCATCTTCATCTTCATCTTCATCTTCTTCATCTTCCCATATTTCGTCATCTTGTACATATTCTTCTTCAATATTTGATTTATATTCTGACTCAACACCAAGATCCGTTGTGTTTTTAGATATAATGTTTTTCTCTAAATCTAAGTCAACATCAAGATTATTTCGTCCATTTTGAAAGGAATGCGTAGAATTATCATCGTTTGAAGTTATAGATGTCCTAGAAGAACAAGTAGAACCAGATTTCAAGGTTGCTGTATTTTTATTATCAAGAACAAACTTGACACCAGTCAAGTCAACCAAACTTGTAAAATTGTCAACAAATGATTCATATTCATGTTTGCAGTCATTATCAAAAATATCTTCATAATATTCATCATTAATAGATTTTACTGATAATGTTTTGGTATTTGAATAATCAATTTGAATAGGCGGTAGTTTTTCTTTTTCATCATTAAAAAGATAACTATAGTCTTCAATTAAAAATAATGAATTTTTATTTTTAATAAAAAATTCTGATTTGATCATGTATTCAAGGTCATCAATAACATCTAATTTAAAATCTTTTTTAATAGCCAAAAATGAGCCATAAAAATTAATACCATGAATAAAATTATATTTATTAAGTAACATACTAGAGAAAAAAGAAAATAAAGAATCAATATACGCTGAATTATTTTTATCTAATAGTTTAGGATTAATTTCTTTTTCAGATGAATTTAATTGAGGTAAACTAAACAATGTTTTATCATTTACATTATATTTTCCAACTAAATATTTGAATGGATCTAAAAGAGGTGCCATTTTGAAAAATACATTTGATTCTTTACTTTTGTTTGTACTGTTTTTTAATATGCAACTATATAATTTATCATTATGTATGTCTCTATTTTTTATTTTTGTTAAATACCACTCATGATTTAAATTAATAGAATTATAATTGGACTCATTCAAGTTGAAGAAGCTATTATAAACCGGAATATAATTTTGTATATTTGAGAGATATGTGAAATCTTCTTGCATAAAACATTTAAAAAGTTCAGTATTTTTCCTTTTTTCATAATTGATTTTTATTGTTTTATCCATTTTTACTAAATAAAATATAAATTTTATATTATTTAAACTTATTCTTTCACCTTTTCCAAAGGTTGGAGACAAAGTACATACTCACAAGTTCTCCTAATTTATTGTTGTAGCATACATTTTACCTGCAAGGGCTACAAAGGCTGTTGTGAGGTTATAACTTCTTTTATACATGTGAAGATTAGAAACCACATACCAAAGGTGTGCTATGGATCAATCGTTAACTGGTAACTTAGTTGAAGTATTTTTCGCTATGCAAATTGAATTCTTCAACGGTGTAAATGTTACTGCGTTCTTTTATAAAATATAAAATAAATATAAACTATTATATATTAAGTATAAATTATAGAATGACTTTAAATTTAAGTAGATTTGATATGAAAAATGTAACTTTCAAAACAAATGATACATCGGGGCCTGTTGTTGTAATGATCGGAAAGAGAGGTACTGGAAAAACTTTTTTGGTAAGAGACCTATTATATTATCATCAGGATATACCTATAGGAGTAGTTGTATCAGGCACAGAAGAAGGAAATTCTTTTTATTCAACATTAGTTCCAAAACTTTTTATTCATAATGAATATAATTCCTCCATTATTGAAAACATTTTAAAACGTCAAAAAGGAGTATTGAAACAAGTTCAAAAAGAAATGACAACATACAAGAAAACATCTATAGATCCTAGAGCATTTGTTATATTAGATGATTGTTTATATGATGATGGATGGATTAGAGATAAAATGATGCGATACATTTTTTTTAATGGACGGCATTTGAAATTAATGTTATTAATAACTATGCAATATCCATTAGGAATACCTCCAGCATTACGAACCAATATTGATTATGTATTTATATTAAGAGAACCATACATAAACAATCGTAAAAGACTTTATGAAAACTATGCAGGAATGTTTCCAACTTTTGAAGCATTTTGTCAAGTAATGGATCAGTGTACGGAAAACTATGAATGTCTTGTAATTAACAACACAACAAGATCAAATAAAATAACAGATCAAGTTTTTTGGTATAAAGCAGATTCACACAATAATTTCAAATTGGGGAGTAAAGAATTTTGGGAGTTATCCAAAGATCTTAAATCTGATGATGAAGATGAGTTATATGATCCAAATAATTCTAAAAAAAGAAGTTCAGGGCAAAAAATAAATGTAAAAAAAAATAAATATTAAACCCTTAAATAACATCTTTTTTCATTTTACACCTTGTAAAAATGCAAATATTTTGCAAATTATAATTCAATAAGATAGAACTTACGTGCTTTTTCAACATCATCGTCAACATTTTTTATATGTATATTTTCCCAATATCTTGAATCTTCTAGTTCTGCATCTGATAAAATCCAGTATATTTTTGTATTTACATCAATAATTTTTTCTGCTATTTTTTTTGCTCTGTTGAAATGAAAATCAGACGTTACAATAAATATTTTTTTCATGACTTGTGAAACTGTAGATGCTTTTTTCAGATAATTATTAACACTCATAAAATTTTCTGCTGTATTTGTTGGTTTTGTATCACAAATAAAATTCCATTTATTACCACCATCATAAGCATTTGAACTATATTTTTTCTCTAAATCGGTAATTTGTTTTTTCATTTTTTCGGCTTCAGATAATGTATCTTCTAATGGATTTTTAATACCACCACTTAAAAACCAGTTAACATTTGTTTTATTGAAGTTTTTTCCAACAAATTGAACTGCTGTATCAATCCTATTTTTCAACAAATATGGAATATTAGATCCCAAAACAATTAATAAAATATTCATCATTTTCAAACTTGTGTAAGAATTATGAGTAACTACAAATATAATATAAAAAGTAATTCAATTTTTTTTAGAATTTTTTACAATTTATAATGAATAAATACATATTTTTTATTAGATGGTTTTATATTATTTCAATAAAATGATATAAAAATTTTTGTTTTTAAAATTTACAATAATGCCAATATTTAAAAAAAAAAATATAAAAATTCCAATATTGAATAAAAAAAAATTAATTACTTTAGATGGAACACATCGTGAATTTATGAATGAGTTTAATAGAGATGAAGTAATAAACATTCCACAACTAAAAACAGAACGAAAAAAATGGAAAGAAAAGCTGCAAAATACTGAAAATA